TTTCTATGAAGTCTCTTAGCACTGTAGCACGTAGAGCAGGGAAGGTCTTGCGTATTACACTCACCACCTTATTGTTATTCTGCAGGCAGTAGATAATCATCAGCTGACAAAGGCTGTAAGTCTTAGAGCTTCTACTACCACCCTCATTAATTATGAAGCGTTTATCCCCTGAGATAGCCTCATAGTTCTTTTCAAAGATGACTGTGCTTTTTAGTTCCACTAAGTAGGCTTGACTATATTAATTTTAATTTCATTTATAGTTTGCTCTAGTGTTTGATCTATCTGCTGTATAGGAGAACCATACCCACTATCCATAAGTGCTTTGTAAGCATTAACATCACCCTCCCTTGCTTTTTTAATTAAGGCTAAGGTCATCAAGTCCTCCTGGCTCATAGTCTCCTCTACACCTGTTAATGGGTTCTTAAGTGATTGATTAACCTCTAGCCAATGCTTAGCTATGGTGCTTCGGTTCCTGCTTCCCTTAGGTCTGCCTGCAGGGTTTCCACTTTCGCCTTTCTCCCAACGTGGTGTAATATCTTTATTTGCCATTTGATTGTTGTATTCTCGTTGTTAGTTTAATACTTCGCCATTGCGTTTTATTTCAAGTGTTGGGTCAAGTTTTTTCATTCGGTCAATTATTACTTGACAATACTTTGGGTCTAATTCCATACCGTAGCATTTGCGATTTAGTTGGTGTGAAGCTAAAAAAGTTAAACCACTTCCGCAGAATAAATCAACTATTAACTTGTCTTGCTTATGATTGTTTAATGCTCTTGATGCAAGTTCTATTGGTTTTTGTGTTGGGTGTAAATAGTTAGTGTCTTTTTTGACTTGCCATAAATCTGACTCGTTATTTATTCCTTCATCTAATTTACCATTAAACAAGCAAAATTCGTGTTGATGCCTATATCCCCTACCTAAACCAAATACATTTTTTGCCCAAACAATACACGCTTTAAAATCTAACTTACTTTGTAGTATTCCGTAAAACTTCCAATTGCACCAAACATAATAATTTCTTGGCTCTAGTATGTTTAAAATTGCAACAAAACCATTTATTAAATCTTCAAATTCATTCTCTGGTAAATCATCATTTTCAATTACATCAAACTTACCACTTCTACCATTAAAGGCGACATTATATGGCGGGTCTGTAAATACCATATCAGCTTTCTCACCATTCATTAACTTTGCAACCGTATCGGAGCAAGTACTATCCCCACAAAGTAACCTATGCTCCCCTATCTCAAATAAATCACCTAATACTATATCAGTTTCAATACCACCCTCAGGCACATCAAAGTCATCCTCTTCAGCTTCTAATTCTTTAACACTTAAATCAACAGGTAGGTCTAATCCCCAATCCTCTAACTTATTAGTATCCCATTCATCTGTTAGTATATCCCAATCCCATTCTCCAAAGCCTACATTGTCTTTTATTAAAAACTCAGCCTTCTGCTCCTCAGTCCATTCATCTGCTAGTATAACTGGTATCTCTTTTAGTCCTATCTCTTTGCAGGCTTTTAATCGCATATTACCACCTAAGACTACGTACTTGCCATCCACATCAGTAAAAACGATTAGAGGCCTTTTATTTAGCATATCAGGGAACTCCTGTATAGACTTAACTAACTTCTTAAACTTCTCATCTTTTATAGTACGAGGGTTTTTAGCATTAGTTTTTACCTCAGTAATTTTAACTAACTTCATTAGGCTTATCATTTTCTACCCCTTTATACTTTACCTTAGGAGTGCTCTCCTCAAACAAGTAACCTAAACCTATAGAGGTATAGTACTTATGTTCTTTGGCCATCTCTTCTGTTACCTCTATTGTGGTCTCATAGTTGCCATTGTAGGTAGTAATGTACTTACCTAAGTATTCATTCTTTGTTTTCATACTGATCTAAAATTAAAAATGTATAATAAAATGCTATCCATAAACCTGCAGCTCTACTAGCCCACACATAATCTAAACTAAACAAGGCAAGGCCACAGCTCAGAGCTATTAACAGGCTAAAAGTACTAATTATTTGACTCGGTTTCATACCTATATTGTAATTTGTTTATGTTTTGTTTTAATTCCTTTATCAAATAGTAAGCAGGAGTGTGTGTTATTCCGAAATAAGTAGCTAATGCTCTACTGGTTATGTATCCCTTGTCTATGTATGCCTCAAATACTATGAGCTCTACCTTATCTGTTATCTGCTTTCGATAGATCTCTATCAATCCCTTTTGAAATGAATACCTTTTATCTTCCCTCAGCTTATGCATCAAATCATCATCATCTACAGGCTCAGTATTTGGGTGCTCAATGGCTGTTATCTTATCATCTCGGTTGCTCTTTGAGGTAGACCATAGCACCTGGTACTTAATTGTGTTGAGTAGGTAGGCCTTAACCTTATCAGGATCACCATCTATTGTAACCACATGAAGATAAGAATTGTTTATTACGGTATCAGCGTCAATATAGCTCCCCATCTTAGATAGAAAGTAGGCAGTGTATGCCCTCACCTCAGCATAGTTGCTGCTAATGTAACTGTCTAAGGCTTTTTTCATACCACGTTTCAAAGTCCTTGGACCAAATCCTCCTACGAGTTGATGCACAGAAGCATTCCCTAGGTTGTCTACCCTCATACTTCTCTTTAATTTTGTAAAGTTTAATACAGCTGTACTTAGTATACCTATCAGCATCAGGCATCTTAGCTATATTATCAATTAGTTCTATCTCAGCTTCTGTAAACATTCATCTAGTATAAAAGCAATTAGTGCAGCCTGACAAGCCAGGATAAAATCAAAGGTACAAAATATAGTAAGCCAAAAAGCCACACATTTAATACAGCTCAGTGCAGAGTGTATATGTATGGCTAATGGTATTCTTGTGTTATACTTGAATAAGCTGTTAAAAGTTGCTTGCAGTGGCTCAAAAGTAACAAACCACCAAGCTAATGGTATCAGGGCTAGTAAAGTCATGGCCCAAATATAGTAATATTATTTAGAATGGCAAATCATCATCCTGCTCATCAGTTACTACTCTAGCTTCAGGTTTCACATAAGGCTCTTGAAATGTAGCACTAAAATACTTTGTGCCTGATTTACTTTCTTTAAGCCATAGTGCCACCTCCATGTCAGCACCATTTACATTTACCTTCCCCTTATAGTCGGGGTGAGTTTCGCTTGTCTTCTTATCATTTTTAAAGATAGCACCTGTGTTGTTTTTAGTTTCCATTGTTAATCATTGTTAAAAATTGTTAATAAATAATTGATAGTAACTACCCACCCCCACACCACAGCAGGGGTAAGCAATATTGTTAGTAGCCATTTTAAGAAACAGCATCGAATACCGAAACAACCTGCACCCGACCAAAATAAGTTTTAGGCTGCCACACTAATACATCTGACAAAAGAAACTTTTCCTGTGCCTTTTTATATGTACCTGTTGGATTTGCAGGGATAAACCAATGCTGAAAAATAATCCTTTTACTTGCTACTCTTGAAAGTTCTGCTAATAAATCGTGATTCCATTGGAAATTTCCGTTGTAAGGTGGGTCGCAAATTACTGTTTCAAATTCGTTATCCTTTACAAAGTCTTGCATTTTTGAAGCATCGCAAATTATGTCAGGATTATTTTCAACATCAGCATCTAATCGCACATCGCCAAGTAATGATTTTCCACAGCAAACGTGCAATGTTCTACCAATAAATAATCCCTGCAAAACATCTTCAATACTATCATTCCAAAGTTTCTTTTGTACCCTGTAAATGTGGCTTGTTCCTGCTAACGGCACATTCCCTTTTGTCTTGTTAATTGCAGGTTGATTTTTGTAAGTTACGCTTCCCATATATTTGATTTTTATTTATTTAGCTATCCATAGCTTAGACGTTTGAGAGTTATCTATCATTAGAGCATTCATAGCAGCTATAGCCGCCTCATGTTTAAATTGTATCCTGTTCATAATTGTTTTATTAGTTCGTTAAAATATTCTCTACACTGTTCTACCCTCACCTTGATAGCTTCTATCACCTCATCATCTCTTTGTATTACAAAGGTCTTTACTCTCTTAGCATCAGGGATATGATTAAAGCTGTGCTGTTTTTGCACCTGGTCTCTTAAGTCCAGGCTCTCCTCTATTAATCCTAGCTTGTAATGAGCACTCTTTACCTCCTGCTCTACTATGGCATGGGGTGTATTGGTTAGGCAGTAGCACAGTAGTGCTTCCTGCTTATCAGTTAAAAACATATACCCTTGTAGTTGGTAGTAGTACTCTTTGTTAGGGCATTCAGTATCAAACCAGGGGAAAGTAGATCCACTCCATGAGTTCTTTACATCTACTAGCACCTGATCAGTGACTACATCAGGAGTACCTGTTAGCCAATCATTAGTAAAGTGCTCTTCATTCTTAAATATAAAGCCTTTATCAATCTGCTCCATTACAAAGCTGAGGCACATATCCTCACACTCATTGCCCTTATCAGTATACTTACTAGTAAACTCTTTACGTATCCCATAAACGTGTGCCAGGGCTAAGCCCTGGATATACGTCTTAGTTGTTTGTGATAGTACCTCCCCTTTAGTTTTAGAAGAGGTCATTATCTTTCCTATAGCTGAACATCTGATTTTCATATCATAGGGATTAGCAACAATGAATTGTTTTGTACATCTGTAAGATCAAAGCTATCCTTTAACTTATCTACAGTGAACTTACCATCTGCAATAGCCTTAACAGCCTCAGCAAATCTCTTTGCATCTATCTTAGGCTTAGCAGTTGTAGCTATGTGCCCATCATCATCAGTTGCCTGAAGAGTGAGCAGGCTTTGGATGGTGTACCTACGAAAGTAGCTAATTTGACTACCCTGCTTCTGAGCATCTAAGGTTAGATCTAAGGCCATACAGCTAGAGATACTAAAGCCAGTGTAGATGCATACTATCTGAGTGCATACACTACCACCATCTATAGGCTGTAGTAAAAGTAGATCATGCTGTAATAAGATAGGCTCAACAGTTTCTAGGATACTATTGATATCAGCATAAGACTTCTTAAAATGGGGGTTAGTAGCATTCTTATGTACTTTACCGATTAGTTGTTTTGCCTGGTGAAGGCGAACATAGAAGGGAGCAGGCTGCTGCTCAACCTCCTGAGGCTTTACAGCCTTAGTTGTTGTTTTTTCCATTGGGTTAGTTAATTAATTGTTTACAAATATAGTAATTATTATTCTATTTTAACATTATTATCTAAAATTATTTTTAGTTAATTGTGGTGATTAGTACTTATATTTCATACTTTACGCAAAAATTATCATACCACTCAACAAAATCATCAAAGGTCTTAGAGATAATATAGATTCCTCCTGCAGCTTCTATCATTATTTGGTATTGCTTCTGCACCACTGACTGCTTATCCTTTCCAATCTTAACTTCTATCTTTACAGATCTCCCATAAATAGTAGCAGAGATATCTGCAGATCCTGGAGTACCTGTGCCCTTGGTCCACTGCCCTGCAGTCTTAGTGCCATCAGTTCTATAGCTCTGCCTGAATACTCCCATTGTATTGATCCTTTCAGCTTGGTGCTTTGAGTGATTAAGGAAGTCAGTGATGCATCTAGTCAACCCATTAGCTGTAGCATCTGAGTACTTAGTGAATGGTATGATGTGCCCTGGTGCCGATGGGTACCTGTAGCTCATGTACTTCTCTTCAAGCTCATGTAGTCTCTGTTTGTTTTGTTTGTTCATAATTTAGTTATTTTAAACCATCTACCTACTGCACTTCTCCCCTTGTCGAAGTGATACCCCTTAAACTTACAATACTCATTAACCATCTTTAGATACCTCTGAGCATTAAGATCATGCCACCCACCTGTATATGTTTGGAAGTCCTGAATAGATACGTTATTATAGTGAAATGTATCCATTGTGATGTTACCCTCTATAGCATAATCATAAAACTCCTTATTTGTAGATGAGATAAACCTTTTGTCATTAGCATTAATTGCTACAGCTTTAACTAATCCCATTGATAAGAATTTCTGCAGGTTGTTTATCATGTAGTTATCAAAGATTAACCAATCTACTAAGGTCCAGCTGTCAAATAATAACCTACCGTACTCATCTAGTGGGTTTCTCTGAGCATTAAAGTACTGATTAAATTCTATCTCATGTCTTCTCCTGTCATGGCTACCACCTGCACCACTTATCACATAGTTGGTAGTTATAACAATCTTAGGGGAGCGTTCAAATGGGATAAAGATCTCATCCTTATTCTTTCTGTTCACTGTAATCCCTTCTGAGATTAAACTAAATAGCTGCTCAAAGTCAAAGTTCTTTTTAACATCATCAAAGGCCAGGATCTGACTATCTAAGTTTACCCTCTGATAAACAAAGTCAGACTTTTGAGGGTTGAATGCTTTACCATCTATCTTAACAATATTTCTAATCTTACCTATAGCAGTAAGCACTAAGCTCTTACCACTTCCCCCATTAGGATTATCATCTATCTCCTGATCATTAAAAATAATTGACTTCTGATCTGTTTTATCTTTATAGGTATGCAGTAGATATCCTAGGGTAGTCTCTAAGGCATTTATCCTCTGCTCATCATCAGCTGATACTTTTGACACAAAGCTCTTAAAATCATTTTCAATAGTTTTAGTTGGCTTGAAATCTCTATTAATGATCTGCCTATCCCAAATGTACCCATCTATATCTATGT